AATGGCACGTTGTACAATATCTACAAGTGTTTCATCTACGCCTAGTAGCCTTTCTTCGCTTCTAGCGCCAAGTTTAAATGTCATCGGATTTCTTCCTTTGAAAGATTGAAGTGAATAGGTTCCCAAACCAGATTGCGATACTTGTTGGTGTTGGCAATAGCCACCCAAGCACAAGCAAGAGGATGACCCAGATTGGTATATTTGTGTTTGATATCTTAATTGTCTCGACGTTTTCGGCCTCGACTTCCTTCTCTGTTGTAACGATGTCCCTGCCAGCTTCTTGTCTATTTTGTTGTGCGACCACTTGTTGTGTATTTTCTTTTCCCGCCAAGACGTTTGCATTAACAGTAGGGCCTCCACTATTGCTTAAAGGATTAAGATAAGAGAGGGGTCCACAACTACTTAGAGCTAGAGTTGCTACCACCAGAAGGTGCTTTACCATTTACATATATTCCATAAAAACCTGCCCCAGCCCCCACGATTACACTAACGAATCCTGCTTGAGCATTTGAGGGATCAGGCAGAGCCATAAACCAAGTTGTTGTATTATAGAAAGCAATCCCGTAAAGTGTGAGGATCATGCGGGGCCATATACGCCACTTGTCTAACCATTCTGGTGTTATTTTCATGCTACTACAAAGTCCACTATTTGTCCTGTTTCGTATTTAGATTGATTATGCGGGTGGTATGCGTAGGCTGTTTCGTATTTATAGTCTTCTGCTTTTCTATCAACAGATTTGTGGCTCTCTTCTACAATACGTTCTTTCTTATTAGGAAGAGGTTGTACCTTATCAAAGGGCATTACAGGTAACGGTAGATAGCCAAGTAATCCTAAATCTATAGTCATTGATTAGCCAACCATACAAACCCTACAAGACCACCTATAAGAACAACAAACACAATAATACCTACAGTCCATTCTATTATGGCTTGTTTTATTTCCATGCGTCTGTGTTCGTGTTCTCGTTTCTGTTTACGTAGGTCTGCTTCTATCTCTAATATTTCTTGCCACTTTGATGGGCCATACATAACCGATATGTAGTCTTTAAGCTCCTGCCTCATGGAAGCAGCCTTCTGCTTAGCTGCAAAGATTTCCATAGCTTGTGCTTCTACTCCCCCACCAAGAGCCTTATACCAAGGGGGTTTCTGGTTTTGACGATCAGCAAAATCTAGGTCTGCTATAGCACCAGCCCACTTAGAGAGTTGACCTCCCATATCCTGCAGATCTTTGCCAACGGCTATCCCTTTCTTGAGGTATCCGAAAGCAGCGGTGGCGGCTGAAATTGCCGTTATGGGATCTATCATCGACGCTCAATTATCCTATCCAGTTTGGCGTCGAGTGCTTCTAGTCGGTCTATTATTCTATTCATGTCACTTTGGGCTTCTGCTCTAGTGACATATTCTTTAGCTATTTCTTCTCTTGTTTTATTAAGAAGGACCTGTATTCTCTGTACTTCAGAATACATGTTCCTACAGGCCCAACCTAACAAACTCAATAGGGCAGTTAATGCAGCAGTCCAAAGTACATCGTATTCCATTATTCTACCTTACCTTGTAATAACTATGTCCAACATCAATCTGTAGGCTTAGTGGGCCATGTAATGTTATCAGGAAAGCCGCTTTGCGATGGTACATCTCGCAAGGCTTGACGATACGTGGCCCATGATGCCGCATCAACAGGAGCATCAGGAACTTGCGTCCAATCTGATTGCTGCAATAGCAAATCCCTTTGCTCTCGAGCAAGTATTATTACAGCCTCATCAGTTAAGGAATTATCTATTACTTCCTCGCTAAGGCCCGTAACTATTGCGCCATCAACAAGGCGTGATGATCTTAACTCCGCATCAGGTATATCTGTTTGCACAAGAGTAAAGTTTGAATTTGTTACGGGGGACAACGATGTTGTCACGCCCCGAAAGAAGCCTTCATCACTAAATTTTGCATACCGATACATCATTTTGCCAAATAATCCGTCTCAAGCGCCCCATCAAAAACAGCAGATATTGTCTGTGATCCCCAAGCGCCCGTGCTTGTAAAATAACCACAGTTTACTTTTACTGCTATATTATAATTGCCGCTAGTCGAACTAATCCAAGGGCAAACCAAGGATATACTTTCTGTTCCTATACTTTGGCTTAAAGTAAACAAATTTGAAGTTACATTCAAACCGCTTGTATTGCTTCTTTTAAGGAAACACTGCGCCCCTCCAACAGTAGTTGTCCCGACAGTAACAAAAATTAAAACCCCATATCTACTATCAGCTCCATTTGCAATTAACTGTGATACACTAGGAGAAAAATTAATACTAACTCTGGTTATATTTATTAAATTTCCTATTGCTGCAAAATTATTTGTGGAAAGAAATGTAGTCGGACTTGTAACATTATAATTACTCGTCACGCCTTGATTAACTATTGTATCTGTCGCTCTATTAGAAACCGCATTGTCGGCGATCTTTATTCTTTCTACCGCAAGGTCTTTGATTTTAGCCGTTTCAATAACCGCATTATCCATCTGCGCTGCGCTAGTAATAATCCCAGAGGTAGCAAGCAAGCCGCCTGTGATTGTATTGGCAACAACCTTATCACCCGTGATCGTTGCGTTGGTAATATCACCGCCATCTGCTGCCGCTAAAGTAAGCGCCCACGCGCTGCCGTTCCATTGATATAGCTTTCCATCAGTTGTGAGAAATACTTGCTGCCCTGTAAAATCACCTGATGCTGGCAAAGAGGAAACTGGCGCGATGATGTCTAGGTTTTGGTCAATAAATAGCTGCCTGACGCCATTTTCAAAGTCAGCATTATCAATATATTCAGTTGTAGCAGATGCGACAGAGGAAAAACCCGATTTATTGCCACTAAAATCAACCGATTTTAAATAATAGTATTTCGTTTCATTTAAACCTAAATTTGTCCTCACAAAACGATTGCCAGCAGATGTTGCGACAACAGTTGCCCCGACTGTCGTTGCTGAAGTGTTTTCATAGACTTCAACATAGTTTAAATCAGCATCCACTGGATTTGTCCAAGACAGTGTGATGTATTTATAGCCACCCGCTGCAGATAAGGATGTAGGCGCACTTGGGGCTGTTGTATCGCCGCCAGATGTTGCTGTAGCAGAAGAATAATCGCCTCTATATCCAGTTATTGAAACGCTACGAACCCGCGCTGTATAGCTTACACCATCAATGACAGGCGACAGAAGGGCAGAAGTCGTATCGCTTATAAATGTTGTTCTGTTCGCACTGCTTGTCTGCCCCCATTCAATCTCATAATAACTCACAAAAGCATTGGTTGGCGCAGTCCAGCTTGCCAACAAACTATTAACAACAGAGCCATCGCCCTGCACCTCAGAGCCGCCATCCGCTAATGTAAGACCCGTAATAGCAGTGCCAGCACTAATACTTGGCAATGTGGTATTGTTGCTTGTGATTGCGCTCTCTTCAGCATTCCAATCAAATGCTGCTGAAGAAGTTTCTCTAAGCGTAAGATTTACACGCAAATCTCCAGCATCTTGATTTGCCGCAAACCTCCACCCGATAACTTCAAACTCCTTTGCAGAGAAGCCATATCTTGAATTTGTAAATGCAATAATATCGCCAACTTCAATTTCCAACGCCTCTAAGCTAAAATCAGCACTAAGCGTCATTTGCTCACGACCCCTGAACAGCGTCAATTTAGCAAGACGCTGGGCCATTGCCGCGCTTGTTGTAAACGGCAGTCTAAGATCAAGAAGTGCCTCTTCGCCATTGTCTTCAGTGACAAAGGTAGAGCTAGTTATTTCTGGATAATCCGCAGTAATCCAATCTTGGCTTGCGTCATTAAAAGTGCCTCTGACAGTGTTAAAATTGTCCCGCATGGAAATGCGCGTTTCCAAGCTTATAGGACCACGCAAATCATCCAGCGTTAGCGTTTTAACAGGCGAAGAATAAGCCCCTGCCTTTAGCTTCCAATAACCTGACCCCCAAAACAATGTGCCAGCACAAGATGTAACCATGTCACCCAAAACATCGCCAATCGGACGACTAGCATTCACAATGCCATTCATTTCGTAGCGTTTTTCCGTACCGCCGCCCGATAAGGTTACATTCTCATCACACTCATTCGCAGCAGCGGAAAACGAAACATCATCTATTGAGCTATCATCTAAGCCATAAGATGAGGTAAGGAAATCACGAATACACAAAGCAGCATTGGCACTATAGGCTGTTGTGCTGCTTCTAGGATCATAAACCTTTTTACCCTCCACAACAGCAGTAATGGTAGGTATGCCATTGGCAAAAACCTCTTGGTCATATTCATACCTTACATAAAGATATGCTATGCCTAATCCCTTAAATGTGCTTGTTGCACTTGTTTCAGATACTAAATCTGTATCGGCAGTAGTTTGTGACCCATCATGTTTTTTGATGCGTATTTTACTTTGATAATTGATTTGCTCTGCGCCTGTGCCAGCAGTAGTAACAAAGTCTCCGCTAAATGAAGCTACTTGGTCATTTATGTAGATATTGCCTATTGAATTAACTTCATGCCCAGCCAGCACAATGATCTGATGCAGATATGTGTTATTTGTTCCAGTGGTTTCGTAGAAAGTAATAATCCCACCTTTACGAACCTTGCCATAAACAAAATCCTGTGCAGCAACACCGTTTACCTTATTGACAAGAATACCCGCAGAAGTTTGTCCTGAGATAGCATCAAAATCTGGCTTTGGCGTTAAAGCACTTATTGCCCATGTAGTAACTGCTGTTACTGCTAAGTAACCGACAATCGCCGTACCCAAACCTGCAGCAATAGTTCCAGCAGCCAAACCAGCAGCAGCAGCACTATACCCAATGCCTTGAGTAATCATAACACCAACGGTAACAGGGTCACGAACTACACGGTCCCAGTCATTCCAATTCTTAATGGTTAAATCACCTAGCTTGTATCTGCTCATGCTTCTTTAACCCATGCTTGGTGAATGTAATCTAGGGGCAAATATAGCATACCTTCCTTTGATAAAAAAACAGCCTTAGTACCCGTACAAATTCCCATTGCCACGCCTATAACCCATCTCTGAGCTTTTTGGGTTGTAACCAATGCCCCAAGTGGAGGTATGTGATTTATACGACTTAGCTTATTATCTACAGCACAAGTAAAAGTAGAAAACCCAAACTCTTTTCTTAGCTCGTCTCTACGAAAAATTCGTGAACCTTCCATATACCTACCAAGCCAATCATCAGCCCAGCCTTCACCATACATTGCTTTGAAGGCATTATTAGTAAACGTCAGGCAATCATGTTTGCCCCACTCAAAAGACTTATCTTTAACCGATTTAAGATAGTCGTTTAGGCTCTCTCTCTGCCCCATATCACTTCTTTATCCTGTAAATCTGCAACATAAGAAAAGAATGTATCGCCAGAATGTCTCGCAACATGATTTTCCTCACTATATCTGCGATTGCTGGCTTTTTCCAATCTTATCAATTTGCTTTCGACAGTGAGAGATATTGTGCTTGTTTCGCCACTATCCTCAATCGTCATTGTGTTCATAAAACCACTGAAAACCTCAATAGGAGTAGAGGTATCAGTCGTACCAAAGTAAACTTTGCAGCTACGCCTTTGATAGTTTTCTGATAACGCCAAAGTGACTAGCGTTGATGGAACGCCAGACAAAGATAATGTTATATTTTTGGCTGATAAGTCACTTGCCTCTTCCAAGCCACTTATGCTCAAAAGACTGCCCCCACCTGTATAGGTGTTGCTGGATATTGTTAAATCACCGTAACCTGTCCACAAGCGTATAGCACCGCTATCAAAATTAAGCTCAACCGCATAGTAAGGGTACACTTCTGGCTGGCTAAGTGCTGTGAGCAAGGCTGATGGTATTGTACGGCTCATATCGCTTCTATCGCTCCAAATGATATGCCATATATAGATGCTTCATTGATAGAGAAAGCACTTTCGTTAGAGGCTAATCTGAATACACCTTTTGCACTCTCAAAATAAACAGAGGTTCCTGTAGAGATTGTAGATCTCACATTGGGCCATACATCTATTGTGGCTTCACCAGAGCCATCTGTATCTACATCCGCAAGAACCTTAAATAGTTGCATTGATGTACCTGTACCAATCTGCAGGTAGTCACCAGCTTTAAGATAGTCTGTCTGGCTAAGTGGCGCACTGGTAATAGCAATTGTATTACTACCAGCAGCAGTAGAACCATTTGTGATCACAGTGTCACTATTACGCGCTGAACCTAAAGGTGTTATAGCAGCAGGATCATTTAGGTAGAAAGTTCCCAGTTGACCTTTAAGTGAAATAAGCCAAGCTATCCATTCTTCAGCTAAATCCCTACGAATACTGGGAAGGGTAACATCTGCTTGCCAAGATTGACCAGAATAAGCATGAACCTGAGTGGAGTAAGTAAAAGGTGATCTTGATACAGCTACAGCATTAGATACCCTAAATTCTATTTGAGCTATACCAATACTTGTAGGTAATGACAGGGGGTAAGTAATCGCCATTATGAAAACGCCCTTCCATATGATCCACCACGCCTCTTAGCGTCAGACACTGCTGCTTTGGCGCTATTAGCTATTTGTGGCATCAAAGTTCTTATCTCATTACGAACTGTTTGTTGTACGCCAGTAGAAATATTGATGTTCTGTACGACAGTAACACCCTCTGCAGACTGACCCTTAGTGTGATCTATTACAGTCTCTTTAGGGTGCAACATAGCTAGGAAACCACCCTTGCCATCTAGTCCACCAGAACGAGGACCACTACCTGTGTAACCACCACCAGAGAACCCTTGACCATAAGTTGTTAAGCCTTGTCCTATATCAGCTATAGCTGCGTTTGAGGAACCCGCAAGAAAGCCCCCAAAGCCTCTTATCATCCTTTGAACAACAAGAACTTTGTATAAGTGTAATACAATATCTCTTGCCATGTCCCTAAAAGCGTCTTTTACTGACTTAGTACCATCTACAATAGACAATAAGCTATTTTCCATAGCCTTACCATAAAAAGAAGCTCTTCTTTCCAACTCCCTTTGAATTTTTTCTTGCTCTCTAAGAGCCTCATTATTTTTCTTTTCTATCTCTAGCTTGTCTTTTTTAGCTTGAGCTAGTCTAAATTCACGAAGCTCCATAGCTTGAACTAAGCCAAGACTTTGCATTAACTTCAGAACTTCATGGTCACTAATATCTAATTGTTTTTCTGCTAATTGACGTAGTATATCTTCTTTTTGTTGTCTTTGTTGAGCTATGAGTAAGGCTTCCCCTTCAAGACCAAGTATGTCTTTCTTTTTATCTAAAGTTAAGTTGAGTTTATCTAGGAGATTGTCTTGTTCTATCTTAAACTGTGCAGAATCTTCCCTCGCCTTTTTATCAGCAGCCTCTGCCTTTTTAAGTGCAGCTAAAGTATCATTTTCAAGGTCTACAATTTCTTTCTTAGCGTCTGCTTCTGCTTGAACATTTGCAGCTATCTGAGCTTGAACTTTAAGTGTACCTTCATACCGTGATACCTCAGAATTATAAGCAGCTAGAAGCTCTTTTGCGGTGTCAAAATCATCTAACAACTTCAGCCCAGCTTCAGCATAACCTCCACTTGGCAGGGGCTGCATTGGCATACCCACAACTTGTTGTCTTGTTAATTCAGAAATATTTTGTGCGTTTATTCTACCGCCACTTCTTTGAGATAGCTCAAGTACTGCCGCATCTAATGCTTGTTTAGCTCCAAATATCCCCTCATCAGCAGGTCCACCAAATAATTGAAATGCCAAGAAATTAAGGGCAGAGGAACTCTCTTTACCTTGCTTCTCTAAATCTTTTATTGCTTGCTTTGCATCTCTAAACTTAGATGAAAAAATGTCGGCAAAGGCACCCGTAGACAACAAGGCAGTCCCAAGGCCACCTAAAGCGGCAATACCTAAACCAATAGCAGCACCCCAAGGTCCAGCAAAGAAACCAGCTAACTGAGAACCCTGCTGAGAAAATGCAATAAGAGGGTTAGTACCTGATTGAACCTGTACGATAAAGTCTTGTAGCTGATAACCAGCTTGTTGCATAGCAATTTCTTTACGTCTGGTAGCTTTACCACTAGCTTCCAGTTGTGTAATATATTGCTTTAAGGCATCGCCACCTTGTTTTGTAGCGTTTCTTAGCTTGCCTATTTCATCGTTTAACTGTTTTTGGCCCTTTTTAAATACATTCTGACTAATTACACCCTTTTTGTATTCCCTCTCTAAAAAAGCCTGTTGATCATTTAGCTTTTTTAAAGCCTTAGTTGCTGCAACAACAGGTGTATCATTTGTCTCAAAACCTATGATATATTTTAAGTCTTCTCTAGCCATTGATACAACCTATATAAACAACATCCACACGCTTTATAGCTTCTACTTCCCAAGAAGATAATGGTGTATCTGTAAGTTCCTTCCATGCTTTTATTTGTTCATAGGTTATTGGGTTTACACCCGAAAAACCTGTAGTTCTAGCACTATTTAATGTAATAAAAGCAGACCAGATGTGAGACAATAGCACAGGAAAGCTAGGCCCTTCTAGTGCTTTAGGTCTACGTCCAGTCTGCCTCTCGACTTGTTCCAAGTGTTCACGCTCTGATATTCCATTTTTATCGGGCTTACTGATGGAAAACTCATGTTCTGCAAATTTAATAAGCTCTTCAATCAAGCCTTCATAAAATTTGCAGAATTAGCTATAGCTGCGTCAATTTGATCTTTAATCCAGAAAACCTCAGTATAAATTTGTTTTGCTACTTTAGGGGAAAGCTCTGGTTGTTTACCATCAAAGGTAATTTTCCATGATTTTGTAGCGTTTGCAAATAAGTCCAAGGTTGATTCCTCTATTTCAGCAGAGTTTATCTCTATTTTTTTATCAAACTGGGCTTTTTTCAACCTTTTATCTGTTTGTTGATAGATTAAATTCTTATATTCTTTTGAGTGTGAGGCATATAGAGTGATAGTCATAGGACTATCATCGTCATTTTGTATAATCTCGCCTGTGGCGGGGTGAACAAGTGTAACCTCTACAGTATCACTTTTGGGTGTTAGGTCTTTTAAGTCCATTGGGTTTCCTTTCGGGCTAGTCGGGTTTTAAAGCGAGGGGAGCAGCACCCGACAACCACCCCCCTCATCCTAGCTAGGATTCTTATGCACCAGACTTCGTAATTTGAAGAATGGTATTTGCATTCGTTGTTGAAGAGCTAAGATCCTCATCAGTACGAAGACCAACAAAAGACATGTTGATAATACGTGATGTTGGACCATCCACCCCTACGTCAGCAGAGTTTACCTTGATGCGTGGGAATAGGAATGTGAGGGTGTTTGACCCATCTCCTACAGAAACTTCAAGTGCTGATTCTGTTTCATTCAAGAAACGGTTGATCAGGGTTGCATCTTCAAAGTATGCTGAGACTGTACCTTCAACAGATACCGTACCAAACTCAAGGGCTGATGGTGTATCTTCACCAATAACCAGAGTTGGAGCAAAGTTGTTTGTGACAGTGAAGTCAAGGGCAGTAATAAGCGTCAATGCTGAACCAAGTGTACCCTTGTTGCCAAGTTTGATATCACCTGAGTAAGCATCAAATGGTTCATTACCAGCAGAGGCATCTTGTGTCTTCTGTGTAGCACCAATGGTCATCGTCTTACCAACCATACCAAAGGTAGCTGTTACCATTTGGTTAGGAGCCATAGAGACTGCCATTGTATTTACTGCACAACCTGTAAATAAACGCGCTTGGTCTACGTCTGCTGAATAGTCTTCAATCGACAAGAAAGTAGGCGTAGTACCTACGATAGCTGCGTTAGTTACAGTTGTAGACCCATCGCCAGCAGTAAAGCCTGTGGCGAAATCATTATCTGACATAAGGGCAGATTGCATAAGAACGTCAAACTCAGCGTGACGTAAATCTGCTACAATGTCTCCACCCACAACCCTATTACCATGACGATCAACGCGAGGCATACGGTCAGCTTGAATATCTGTACCAGCTACACGATCTTTTGTAAGGTTGAGTGAATGAGAGGTGAAAGGCAGGTTCTGAAAGTTACCTGCTGGTGTCGTACCAAAAGTCGTTTCTTCTTTGAACGACAGACTAGAACGAGAGCCTTGTGCGAAAGCCATTTAGTTTCTCCTAATTATATATATACCAGCCAATAGTGACTGGAATGAAGTACCAAGGAGAGGATAGCCTACCTTCCTCTCTTTCTGCATAATCTATAGATATCGTCTTTGAGTTAAATGTGATATCTGTGGTAGCTTCAAAAGCCTCGATTATACTGTTTGCTAGATTGTCACCAGCTAAAGGTCCACTACCCTCTGCCACAAAGCAGTCAACCCTAAATATCCCTGTGTAGAGTTGTTGTGGGCTTGTGCCTCTAACCGCTGGCCTACGGGAAGTAGGAATGAAGGTAGGTCTCACCCAAGAGGTTCCCGTTGTAGGATCAAAAGACAGGTTCTCGTAGGCTATAGAGGGAATATCAGTAACCTGAGAGAGTTCGTATTCTAGTCCACGTCTTATGTCAACAAATATGCTACTCATTTGAACTTACTTATTACCTTTTCTTTGATAAAGTAGCCCCTATCGTCCTTATCACCATAGTTGATATATCCTGCATGGGGAGAACCATTCCTAACAGTGACAGCCTCTGCAGACTTTAAATCAGGTATTTTACTTATGTCTGAGAAAAGCTGCTTTCTGCCTTTCTCTCTCATGCCATCCTTATCGGGTGCTTTGGGCCTATTAAGCGAACTTTTACCACGTGGCCTACCAGATTTCCCTGTCTCGAAAGACCAAGAGGTTACAAAAGCACCTGTATCAACGGGAGATATTGTTATTGTATATGTAGCTATATCTTCAAGTTGATCTTTTATATCAGATAATATTTTATCTTCTAACTGTTTAGCTTTTTTATTAAATTTAGCTTTATCAAGTTTGATGGTAGATTTAATCATTCGCTTACATCACAAATATAGCAGAGGGCAGTACCACCAGAGAACATAGTAAGGACATTATTGATATGGACTTTGTTTCCATTACCTATGATCTCGTCCTCAGTATCAGGAGCTACAGTCAACCCCAAAGCAGGGATCACGCATTTACGTACACCTCTATTTATATTCTCAGGGTCAATCACCCCAAGGCTATAGTTATAGAAGTAACCAGTAAATGTGTAATCCGTACTGCTTGATGATGCCAAAGCTGAGGTCTGGGGGTTGTAGGCACCATAGGAATACTTACGGAGAGTTAAGGTCTCCCCGTGTTCATCTACAAGTTTCAGAAGGTCGTAAGACCGAAACGACATTATTCATAATCCCTGATATACTGTTCATCAGTTGGTGGGTTATCAAACTGACCCTTAGCAAAGCTAGAATCAGGTCTATCAGTTAATCTACGGTTAGCTTTTATAACTGCATTAGATATACCACCAGCACGTAGACTTGCAGATGTCATAGAATATTTCTGACCTTGTTCACGAAGGTCTGCAGACAGGGCCTTATACTGTTTAGCCAAATCACTGTAGTTCGATGATAAGGCCCCATCTATTTTTGTAGTTACCCTACGAGCGAATTTAGCAGCGATTGTACTTGCTGCCCAAGATCCCGCAAAGTAGACATTATTATTGGACTGAGCTAATGCGAAAATGATCTCTTCGTTTTGGATCAACTGGTCGTTATTATCTGTATCACCAATCAACAGGCGAACCACATTTACCCTACCAGAAGCACTTGTAGTTACAAGATCGGTTTCGTCATAAGTCCAAGCCATTAATCTGCCTCTAAGTCACCATGTCTTCCACGCCAAGAGCGAATGAAGCCAATTTGTTTATCTTTGATTTTAGATACACGACACTTTTTTCTGTCGTATTCAGCCTCATTAGAGGTCTTGGCTTTTACCTTCTCGTTGATTGTCTTAACAAGGATTTCAAGTTGCTCTGCATCAAGATCAGTAAGACCGTCACCGACAGAAGGCTTTAGTGTAACCTCTAGCTCTTCATTATGATGAAGGTGAAGCTCATTGTACATACGTTCAATGTTAGCCTTCGGGAGACCCCGCTCCTTCCAAGGAACGAGATCACCTTTAGCATAGCGTTTACCACTCATCAGTAATCCATTAGGATTACGCACGAAGACTGGCTTATCATATTGGAAAGGTGGTCGGGTCATCACCTAACTCCTTATGACAAGATGGTGTTGAAGAATACACCAAGGTCTGCACCTACAACCTTTTGGTCGTAAGCCATGTTAGCTTCAAGAAGCTCTGCAACACCTTCAACACGCAGGAAGTCACCTGTGTAAGAACGAATGTCGATACCGTAACCAGATGCGTTATCCAGTTCGTTCCATGTGAAGTTGTACCCTGCTGATGGAACCATCAAACCTGCTGATGGTGGGCAGTAGTACAATGCAGCTTTCTTAGTTGCTACAAATGCAAGAGACTCAGTGAGACCTTCTTTTGCAGTGTTCTCAATCGCGTCAATGATGTGATACTCAGCAATCTCAAAGATCTCAGCCAGTTTAGCCTGAGTGATGATTGCCGTGTTGGTCACAGTTGCACCACCGTTAAGACGTGCAAGGATGTCTGGGTGGTTGATCAGTGTGTCGTGAACATCACGAGTAACAACCATTTTGTTTGGCTTGAAGCCACCAGAAGCAACCTGCATCGCACGGCGAGCATTCGTTACGTCAACGATTGGAGTTGAGTTTGTGTAGTCATCCCACTGTGTGACTTCTGCTGCAGTGTCGTTGTCAGCATTAGCAACACCAGTGTACTCAGTCGTCCAGATGCCTGTTCCAAAGAACGTAGACATGAAACGCTTTTCACGGTCAATCAAGAGATTGTGTGTGAGCATTTCTGATGCACCGCGACGAATATCCAAAGCAGTGTCAGCATTTGCCAGTGTCTCAAAGTCAAAGTCTGTAGACAAAGACCGCACGTCACAAGTGTACGTTGCGTTTGAGATTGACA